TGTGAACCAAGTGCCAGTGAACGCCTTAGCCGGGCTTGATGCGGTGGCGTTGTAGCTATTGATGAACCTGCCAGAGCTGGTCAGGATGCTGCCGTCATAGGTCAGCGTTGAGGCCCCTGCATTAGCGCCGCTTGCGTTATACAGCAGTTGCCCACTAGAGCCTGCAACTAGTCCGACGGTGCCAGTGGCATCCGGGAAGCTGATCGTTTTGTTGCTGAGCGTTGGGGTAACACACTGCACCGTGGTGGTGTAGGTGCCGCCGTCGTTCAGTTCGACGTCGCCGCCTGCCGTCAGCTTGTTGGTGGTCTTGTCGAAGACCAAGCCAGCATCACCGCCGAACGCACCACCGTCGTTGAACTGGACCTGGGTGTCGCTACCGCCGGGGGTACCGCTGCCACCACCACCACCTGAGCCACCAATGAGCCGTTTCATGGGTCTTACTCCGCGGTAGAGAGGGCCACCTTGAACACGACGCTCGGTGAGCCCCCTGAGAGGCTCACCAGCCGCCCTCTGACGTACGACACAGGTGCTTGGCTGACGGAGTACGCCGTGGTGGCGTTAGCGGTCAGCGTGGTGTCGGCTTCGACGGGGTCCAGGTTGAACCAGTTGGTGGCGTCCAGAGAGCCCTCCAGGCGGATCACGACGTTGGTGCCGATCGACGACACCGTGACCTGAAACACGATGTTGTCCTGGATGCCCAGGGCCTGGAAGTCGGTGGTGCCTGCCGACGTCAGGGTCCCAAGGGTGGTGACGATTGGAGAGCTCATGGCGGTTTAACCGGCAGTGGTGTCGATGACCACGAAATTCAGGGTGACGGCTTCGCCCAACGACCCGGCGCTGGTGTTGACCACGCGGAAAATGGCGGTGCCGGCCCCCGTGTCGACGCAGTGGGCCTGGTACGAACCAGCGGTGCCACCCGTGCCTTGGTTGGTCACGACGACGTCAGTGCCGGAGATGGCGCTGTTGGTCAGGGTGAACTGGACAGCAGTGTTGGACGCCAGGCTCGCGTTGTGCATCGTGATGACACCGGCCTTGGCGTTCAAGGTGACGCCCTGGGTCTTGCTGGTGCCTTGGGTGACGGTGCCGAAGCCAGTGGGGCCAATGCCGATCGCAGGGGCGTTAGCGATCGCGTTGTTGGTCGGGGTCGAGATGTAGAACCCGGATGGGATGTCGGCGGGATCAGGCATGGCTTCTAGGCGGCCTTGCGCCGCGGCATTTGCACAATCTTATCCATGTCCGGCAACGACGCCACCAGGTCCCCAAAGTCGGTGCCGGCCACCGGTTGGGCAGAGATGCCGTTGTCTTTGAGGAACTGACGCAAGATGTTGAGCTCAGCGGTGCTGATGGACCCGTCGTCGAGCCTGGCCTTCAGGTGCCACGCAAGGTCGGTGTGCAGGTTCGACAGGACCCTTGAGGCTTCGGAGTCGCTAGGGCGGCCCATGGGGGTAAAGGGGGACTGGTAGGCCAATGGTAGCCATGGGGGACCAGTAGTACATATGTGTGCGTGACTAGTAGTAGGGGGGCCACCCCCCCCCCTATGGTTAACTATAGTTACCTATATATAAATAGCTCTCCGAAGGAGAGCGGTTAGGAGGTTAGGTAATACCAATACATGGTTAACCTAGGAGTACTATGGTTAACCATGGATTGTTGTTATTAGTACTAATGAAAATAAATCTATGGTTAACCTATATCCAACCTATACACACCTATGGCCAACCTGTTTTCGCCTATATCCACTTGTATTGAATTATGGGGGACGTCGTTTCCGCAGAAGTGGAGGTGGGTGAGATTTTTGGTGGAAAAATGCGAGGGGCTTAACGCTATGGCCAGCGGCAGGCCTACCCCCCTGGGGGGGCCTGGCCAGGCTTGTCCAAACCATGCCAGGGGCCCTGGCCAACCATTGGACAGGCCAGTCGTACCAAGGGGTCTGGGGCCCTTGCGTATCTGTCAGACAGACAGTGACGCAGGGCTGGCCAGGGTGCGCAAGGGGGTGGGGACGGGAATGAGAATCGTTCTCACCTTGGTCCCCTGATTCACAAGCCGCCCCCCAAACTTCCCACCCCCCCCCCAAAACTCAACCCAGTTCGCTACAGTTCAAAAGCAACCGGGCCGAAGGTCCAGCGTTGCAATACATCCAACGCAGCAAAGCGCAGAACATGACTGACACCACGTACAACGGCTGGCGCAACCATGCGACCTGGGCCATCGGCTTGCACCTGATGGACCACGTCGTAGAGACCATTGCCGAAGACATCGAGGCCTGGGCCGCCAACGACGACGACAACGCCGCCCAACTGTTCCGAGACTTGGTCGACGAACAGATCGAGCTCGCAGACCTGCCCAACTTTGGCCTGTTGATGGACCTGCTGGACACCAGCGACGTCGACTGGCTGAGCCTGGGGCGCCATGCCCTCGACGCAGCCGGCCTACCTGTCTTGGCTTTCGCCTGATCCCACCATGAACACAAGCCTGCTCACCGCAGGCCTAGCAGCGCTCGGGTCCGCCATCTTCTGGATGGTGGCCCTCGGCCAGCTGGGCCAACCCACGTACACATTGCCCGATCACTCAACCCGCACGGAGTACCCCGGACCATGAACACCACCACCACAGCACCACAACAGGGGCCAATGGAGCTCGAAACCCTGCGCCGGTACCTTGCCCGGGCTCACAACAACAGCCAGGAAAGGGCCAGCCGGTGGGGCCATCAGTCAACCGGCGCCTACCTGGAGGCCTGGAACTGGTGCAACGCCGTCCAGGCGGGCCACACGACAGCCCGGCCCAGCTGGCTGGCCCAACGTGCCATCAGCGCAGTGACCGAGGTCTGCCCGCTGAACTTCGCCTGACGACAGCCCGGAGGAGGGATCCGTTCCCTCTTCCCTGCTGCCCTTAGGCGCAGCAACATCACCACACACACCCAGCACACCCATTCATGCCCACCGACTACGAATTGATGGAGGCTTACCGGTCCTGGTGGCGATCCAGCTACGGCACGACCCCTAATTCCCAGGCCACGATCATCGCCGCGGCCTGGGCGGCACACGCGATCGCCGCCTATGCGGCAGGCTCTGATGCACCAACAGCCACCGAGGTGCCGTCGTGAAACCTGAGTCCGTTGTGCTGGCCCGGCTCCGCTCCGACCTGCTTGATGCGTTGTGGCTTGTGTACCCACAGGCCCTGTCGTTGGACCAGCTGGAGTCCGAGGTGCGGGTCGCTTACCTGACACGCGACACCGCTTGGCTGGTGGGTGCCATCAGGGCTCAGCTCTCCACGCTGAACCAGAGCGGACTCATCAGGCCCAGCACCAAGGGCTACATGTTGACCGAGCGTGGTCGCATGGACCGCCAACAAGCGGCCCGGTTCTTAGGCACCAACAGCCAACCCACACCACCAGATGCAGCATGAACCAACCACCAATCGTGAACTTCGACCAAGCGATCGAGTCCATCGGCTACGACCGGCACCATGACTACGGCGACCCACGCACCAGCTTCAACCGCATTGCTCTCATGTGGTCCGCCATTGCTGGCGCCGACATCAGTGCCCAGCAAGTGGCGCACATGATGATCGCCCTTAAGCTCAGCCGCCTGCAAACCAACCCCAACCACCTCGATTCCTATGTCGACATCGTCGGATACGCCAGATGCGCCGTCCTCTGCGGTCCTGGACAGCATGGAAACCCTGCCGCTCCGGATGCTTGATGCGTTCTGGTGCTTGACCAACAACTCGATGACCATCACCAGCCCTGACCGCATGCGGGAGGTGTTGCGCCTGGTGGCCAACGAGGTGGAGGCATGGGCCCCACCCAAATCCGAGGCCAAGATCTGCCACCTCGCTGTCGTCGAGATCGCCCAACGCCTGCGGTTGGAGGCCGACGCCTAACCACCATGTTCGGAAGACCAAGCTCAGCTGAGCGGTACCTGATGCTGTGGCACGAGGAAAACGGTGCCAGAAGTGGCGACGGGATCAGTCGAACAACGGATCCCAGGGCCCAGCTCTACGAAATAACCGTGACCTTTGCCGGCATGCGGCCAATGCGGGAGTGGCTCCGGGCCACGTCGAAAGCAGAGGCCGCCAAGTTTGCAGCCAATCGGTATCCCAACTCCACCAACATCCAAGTCCTAGGAAAAACAAATGACAAACGATTTACCTGAGCACGTGTACCTGGCCGAGGTCCCACCGACCAAGGCACAGGCCAACAACAAAGGGGAAGTCCTCTGGTACGCCAAGGGTCTTGGCTGGTACAAAGGATGGTTTGACATGGCATACATGAAAGACACAACGCACTGGACGTACCTGCCGGACGACCTGGGTCTTGAGCCCGAGCCAACCGACGCCAAGGACCAGGCGTTCGAGGCCTGGGTCAAACAATACCCCGAAGGTTGCTTTGATGAATCAACAACCGCGATCCTGAAGTTAGGCTACTTCGGTGGCTGGCGACGTGGTCAATCTTGAGCGCCAGCTTGCACTTGAGCACGAGATGTTGCAGATCGGCGCTGATGCGTTCTGTTCCCGCATGAACAGGCGCCGAGAGCAGGGCATGGAATCCCTGTCCACCCACGGCGACGCCTTGGCTGCGCTTGGCGTGGATCGGATCATCAAGGACCTGCGTCGTCACCGCCACGCCATGCGTGATGGTCGTGCGGGCCGGGGCTACGCCCACATGGGGCCGTTGCTCCAGATGGCACCGCACAAGATCGCAGCTGTGGCCATGCGGGTCATCCTCGACCAGCTGACCCAAGCCCCCAAGTTCCAGGCCCTGGCCTACACCCTGGCCGAACGGCTCTGGCTTGAGACCATGCTGGCCCGAGCCTCTGAGCTTGAGCTGAAGCGTCACCAACGGGTGCGTCGTCGCTTCAAGCAGAAGCGAGCCGATGCCATGCGCATGCGCAACTCGGAGATCTGGACGCCACAGGAGAAGCTCAGTGTCGGCACGTTCCTGGTGCACCTCGTTGCCCAACACACCGGCCTGGTCGAGGTTTACGTGGAGCGCGGGGCCATGAACTCCACCAAGCGGGTGCGTGCGACCCAGGCCGCACTTGATTGGGTGCGCTCAGCCGAGGAGCAGCAGCGCCTGCTGTGCCCCTTTGCTTTGCCGACCGTCATCCCGCCTCGAGACTGGTCGGATCCCATGACCGGTGGCTACTGGACCGAGGGGTTGCCCGGCAACACGTTGTTCAAAGACAACGGGGAGGAGATCGCTGCCCAGTCGTCGGAGTTCGACGCTTACCTGGTGGCCGCCAACATCCAGCAGGGTGTCGGGTGGCGGGTCAACAGGTGGATGCTGGACCAGGTCAGCCACGCCTGGGACCGGTGCTTGGTCATCGGTGGCCTGCTGCCCCGCAACGGGCACCAGATCCCGCCGTATCCCAAGCACCTGCCCGATGACCATGACGACGTCACCGCTTGGCGGATCACAGCCCGACGGTTGCACGATCTCAACGACAGGGAGGCAGGGCGCAGGTTCACCACGGCCAAGCAGCTGTGGGTGGCACGTCGTCTGGTCGACGAGCCGGTGCTGTATTTCCCGGTGCAGTGTGACTTCAGGGGTAGGTACTACTACCGGCCTCCGTACCTGCAGCCCCAGGCCAACGACATCGGTCGGTCGTTGCTGCAATTTGCCAACGGCACGCCCATCAGGACCGAGGCCGAGGCTGACTGGCTGCGGATCCACG